AATACCATATGATTTCGGAATAACAAATCATATGTTAAAATTTGAATTTACGTGTGAAACGGATAGATTTTTAAAAGTGTACCCATACGACGATATTGGGAAACTACCAGATCCGATTAAAGACTCTGAAGGCGCGCCAAATATGAATTTTGTGTACATTATTGCATTTATTGTACTTTTCTTGGGATTCTTGATGCTTATCGGGTAACGGCATACACGGGCTGCTGGGGTGGCAGAACGCGTCTCGACAGCAGAGAAAGCACAAAGTAAACGAAGATGGACATCAGGGTCGTGGCGAGTGCGGTGAGGAAAAAGTAAGATCCACTCGTCTTGGGAGTGTTAATCACCTGGGAGATGATCCAACGAACCGCATCCATCCAGGCAATGGCTGATGCAAAGCTGAAACCAGCAACAATTGCATTAAGGGATTGTGTCTCGAGCTGAATAGCACCAACAGAGAGAGCGTTCATTTATAAGTATGTTAGAAAATTTATTCTGGAATCAAATCTTCTTCGACAAGTGTTGTGCTGAAAATTTTTTTTATTGGAATCTTTTTTTTATAGTACCCTTTTGGAACCTTCTTTTTATCACCATCATCGTCATCGGATTCGTCTTCTGAAGAATCCCCTCCTGATGACGATGATGACTCTATGGTTTTCCACATGGCAAAGTCCTTGCCATTGTACGGTTCCATACTAAACATGCGAATCAGATTTTTCAATAGCGTTCTTCAGCATTTTCTCTGCTGGAGAATATGGCTCCCAAGTTGACCACGTGTCATACGCCTTGTTAATGTTGTTGAGCAGTTCGTCTGATCCCTCGTATCTGGTAAACTCCTCCTCCTTCACCTCCTCCTGATCAGAGTCCGTCTCCCACTCTGATTCATCCGAGTCTGATTCATTGTACACTTCTGGAAAGAGACTTCCAATCTGCTTTCCAACGAGGTTCATTGCGCAGTATCTCATACTGTAAGCGACATCCATAGCGGTTACACAATCACGACCACACCCCTTGGCATAGTGACCACCTAGGACAATCGCCGACTCCATAACCGGTTTCATTATCTCGATAGCATTATGAATTATATCCGCTGAAAACTTGTCATCATCGTCTGGGTTCATTTATACTGTACTACATTAGAAGAAGTTGTTGTCTATAAATATAACTCCCGCAAGACCGTTGCGAATTCTCAAGATGTTGAAACTTCTCGCGTATACACGAACTTCGACATTGTAACCTTGTGGATTGATATTCACGTTGAGTAGTTTGTTGATTATTCGACTCATATTTGTTTGTCCTGAAGGTTCTGAACTTTCTGGAAATATTGAAAAACTATAAGAATATATAAACCTTGTCGGGGATCGAGTGTGAAAGTTGAGAGGCTGAGCTCTTCTGAGGTACAAGTAGTTTGCAATGTCTGAATTTATTCTCGTCTCGTTGTTAAATGTTAAATTTATGCTTCTTAGAATATCAACTGGGGCGCCCTGATAAATGTTTGAGTATGAAAAGAGGTCATTATTTGCAAGTGCGTTTGAAGTTTGAACAACCATGTAAAGTTCTCGTACCGGGTTTATAAATGTAAGTTGCATTTGGGTAAAAGTATTACCTGATACAATTGTTTGTTTGTTTTGTTGGACTTGTGTAATTGCGTAATCAAGTTGTCTAGTTTTGATATAATTGAGTTCGGGAGTTGACAAAAATATAAATTCAACTGGGACTGACATTTGTAAAATACTTGCCACTGCATCACCTGGATAGTTTCCCGGAGCGTACTTTGCAGGTACGACGAGTTGGGAAAGTGGCCTCAATTGTATTCTGACTTGAACTTCTTGAAACGTTATAGCTGACAATGGAATTGCCATACTGTCGTCTCTGTAAAAGTAAAAAGGAAGTGGTATAATGTAGAGGGATGCATTTTTTACACCTGTCAACGAATTGAGGTTATAATTTGTTCCAACGAGCGCCTTCATAGCCGCTTGCTGAGAATCACTGATCCACATATCCGAATACATTTCCATAAATTCTCCATTGATGCGTTGAATAGTCTGACCACCTATAATTAGGTCGGCATACTCGAAAAGTGCATTACCTATAGAGTCTGTGTATCCAACATTACTTGAAGTCGAAGTAGCATTTGCCGAGTACACATTTGATAAAAGAACTCGTATATAAATTGTTCTTATGAGGTCACCCATTCGAGGAATTGTGGCTACAAGATTTTGTCCAAAATCCAGAGTCCCGTCGATCGGTGTGTCCATAACTTCCATTGCAAATTTCGTATGTTGTTTGTAAACCCGTTGAAAATAAGTGAATTGTGGATCACCGGTTAAAAAGGTGTCCTGTATACCAGTGTAGGCTATTTCAACACGGCCTCTAGCCATTACCACTATATCGCGAGAAATTTCAAACACTAAAATTTCGAGACATGGTAGAGATGAATCTTTCGCTTCGAAAGTTCAAACCAGAGAATATGCCAGATGACAAGGTCTGCGTGTTTATAGGCAAGAGAGGTACTGGTAAAAGTTGTCTCGTTACAGATATTCTGTATCACAAAAAACACATACCTTCTGGTATTGTCATGTCAGCCACAGAAGAGGGGAATCATCATTACAAGTCTTTTGTACCAGACCTCTTTATTTATTCAGACTACGATCGCGAAGCAATCGAACGAGTTCTTGATAGACAAAAACAGCAACTCGCAGTTCGAGACACAATTCCAGGAGCGTTCATTCTGTTAGACGACTGCATGTATGACAGAAAGTTTATGAAGGACACGTGTATTCGCCAATGCTTTATGAATGGTCGACACTGGAAACTCTTCTTTATGTTGACGATGCAGTACTGTATGGACCTGACACCAGATCTTCGAGCCAATGTTGATTATGTATTTATTCTTCGTGAAAATGTTATTCAAAATCGTGAAAAACTTTACAAGTCCTTCTTTGGTATCTTCCCAACGTTCGACATGTTCAATCAGGTTATGAATTCCTGCACTGAAAATTACGAGTGTTTGGTTCTCGACAATACATCAAAGAGTAACAAAATTCAAGATTGCGTCTTTTGGTACAAGGCGGCGCTGCGAAAGAATTTCCGAATCGGTTCACCGGAAATGTGGGCCTACCACAAAAAACATTACAACCCAAGGCACGCCGTCGAGGGACCAAAGGGAAGCGACCCCAACAAGGCGAAAAGGAGGGAAACTGTAAAAATTACGAAAAAAACCTAATTACTTTTGTACAATGTATTTAGTTTTTAGAGGTTTAGCGTTTCGAGACTGCACTTGACGAACAGCATTATATGCAGCCTTGCTAAAAATAGGAACGGCTAAAAAGTTTTTATTTGAAAACACTTTCCGGCCATTCTGAAAAGCCCTTTTCGCCGCGGCAACAACATTATTTGTGTACATCTGGGGATGTGTTATGATGTTGTGTGTGGAAGGCAGTGTATAAATATTCACAACCTCCATTGCCCTTCGGCCAGCCCCGGATCGAACTTGATGAGACATTTGTCTGATTTTGAGATTTCTCATAGTTATTTTTTTGGGAGTACGAGACACTGCAGTCTTGGCGCGGTTATACATTGTTCCAAAGAATCCTTTTTTAGTTGGTTGACGTGTGTTATTGTAAAACAACATCCTATTATGAGCTGGGTACGATGCGTGTCCGGGCAAAGGTATATTGACCGCTGTCGATCCCTCATAGGGCATCACAGCTGTCCCGGCGTTGTGGCCGGCTCTAATTTGAGTACCAGTTGGTATGTAACCAGCTTTTGTGAGACCACTCGTGAGCACAAGTCCAGTCAAAAAAGCTTTTTTAAGCTTAGATGCCCCAGTTCGTATCATCCTCTTGGCTTTTGCTTTGTTTGTCGCAGTCGCTGGCCTTGGGGAATTTGATACTCGCCAGTTGAAACTATTAGGCAACTTTTTTCTTGGTGATGGAACTGGGGAGGTTCCAACAGCCAAGTTGTTCAAAAGTCTATGGAAATCTTCACGCTCACGTGATGTTAATCTTTTAGCTCCAAGTCGAGACATTTATATTTAACGCGCAAAAAAATTATTAATCCGATATTTCCAATCCCAAGGAAGACCCTCTGAAAAGTTAACCTCACCATCGAGTTCAAGGACGCATCTGTAATCACCATCAACGAGCCACTTTTCGTGATAGTACTGGCAGTCCGCCACATATGAAGGAGGTATGTGTTCACCCGGGCGATTACGGCTTCTGATTCGGTTGAAACACGTGAGATGTCCTGTTTTGAGATAAATTATACCATCAATCTTGAGATCACCAACAAGTTCATCAAACCATCTGAGATAAATTGAATACTCAATATCTTCAATCTTCCCAGAGTCGTGAAGCATCTTGGCAAAAATCTCGCGATCAGTGAATACAGAACGTTCAGTGATGACGAGTCGGTCTTTTGGCGCAGCTTTGAGAAGTTTGATTCGTGTGATAAATGCCATCATTTGAAAAGAAAATGCATACCTTTTGGGATCTTCGTAGTATTTCTCAAGAATAGTTGTGCCATTTTGATCTACAATGGTATTCCATTCATCAACCGGTTCTGGCACAAAGTACGCGTCTGGAAATTCAGTCTTGAGTTTTTCCAGAAAGGTTGTCTTGCCAGCACCAATATTTCCCTCGACACTGAAGATCATTTGTTTTACTTTATTGTGGCGTTGATTTTTTAAATGGCTTGCTCACCATATTTTTTTGTAACATAACAGTATAAAATGGCTCTCAAAGTTACTCAGCAGGCAATTATTATTTCCGTTATTGGTGCTCTCGCCGCAATCTTTATTGCGTTCAAGGGGTTTGCTCTTCCAGGACTGATTGTTATGGCTGGTGCATTTCTCGCAGCCTACAACTCCAACTGCGCAGTGATTGGCCACTGTGACATGTGGGCGTGGACTCTCGTGATTGTGTACGGTGTGAATATGTTCCTTATCAGTCGCCTCATCTCTGCGAACAAGATTAAAATGATGTAAATAACCCCAGGGTGCGCAGTTGTTTAATCAATAAAAAAACTGTAATTACCAAATGGATACAATGAATCTCAATGAGTCGAGCGATGGGATGGTTCCACTCGATCTTCCAACCCCGCAAAAACCCACGGAAAAAAATATACCGAAACAACAACAAATGGACTCTACACCGATTTCCGATATCATGCCTTCTGCTCCAATTGACCAAGATGGTATGATGTATGGTCAGGCACCACCTCCCCAAATGCAAATGCAACAGCAGTACCAGCAGCAGCCACAGATGATGGCACCCCCATCCAAACAAAATCCCATGAATATGACTGATGATCAGTATCAAGCTCTCGTGGCTGGTGTTGCTGCAATTATTGCATTTTGCAAACCAGTCCAAGAGAAGTTGGTGGGGTTTTTCCCTCAGCTTGCTCTTGATGGGGGTCTTACG